ACAGCCGAACTACTTACATAATTTTTAAATGTGTTTGCCATATTATTTTACCCTAAAGCTATTGCGAATGCAAGTGCGGAAGCATCTGATGATGTTGTAGTTCCAGATGTTGCTGCATCTACGTATGCGGTTGTTGCTAATTTTGTACTATTATCACCTTGAGTCTGAGTTGTACCTGTAGCCGCTGACGCAACCGTTCCACTCATTGCACCACTAAAAGTAGTCGCTGCTATTGTTCCTGTTACTGTTACACCACTAGCACTTGTTACTAATACATCCGAATTGTTATATTTTAGTTTAACGATACCAGTGCCATTCGGATTTATGTCAATGTTTCCATTGGTATCTGTAGATGTAATAGCGTTACCGTTTATGTTAACATTATCTACATCAAGATCAGTATTAATTACAACAGTACCTGTACCATTTGGTGATAAGTTTATGTTACCGTTACTATCTGTTGAGGATACTGTGTTTCCATCTACGTTAAGATTACCTACACTAATGTCTCCACTAACATCTACACCGTCTGCTGTTGTTTCTATTTTCTTTACATTGTTATGATATAAGTTAACTGCACCGTTAACATCCATATCCATATACTTTTCAGTACCAGTATTACTTTGTACTGTAATACCGTCACCTTGTACTGTAAGTTCACCTGTAGTATTTACAACACTGGTATTTGTACCATCATGTTTTATTGTAAGGTCATCACCAGTACCAAGAACAATACTAGCATTATCTGCAAAGTCTAATGCGTTAGCACTAGTATCCCATGTCATGTCATAGGCTGCACCTTTGAATACTACGTCACCATCTGATTTAATACGTACACGCTCTGTAGCTGCAGCACTCGTATTTGTTTTAAAGATAAGAGCAGTAGAGTTGTCTGCTGCACCAAAGTTAGCTTCGGCTGCTGCTTCAATCTCAGCACCTACAAGTATAGCGTCTGTACCACTATCTTCTAATGGGGCATTAAAACTAATCTTACCAATAGTATTACCATTGTCTACAGATATATCAGATGTTTGTAGAGATAGTTGAAAACCACTAGCTGCTGTTGCGCCTAGTCCTGTGTCAGCTACGTGTGTAAGTTTAACATCATCGTCAGCACCAAATGTAAGGATAGAAGCGTCACTCTGTAGTCTTACATCATCTGTCATAATAACTTCAGGTGAAGTAAACTTTACAGTTGTATCTGCTGCAACGTCTAACTGCCCATCTGTACTAGAGTTAATAGCTAGTTGTGGATCACGAAACTGTAATGCATTGTTTGTAGCAACAGACATGTCACCACTAAAACTATCTATATAAGCAACACCATCTACATACAAATCTTTAAACTGTAGTGATGAAGTACCTAAGTCTAACCCTGCGTTTGTACTAGGGTTAATCGCATTGGCAGTTGCTACTAGTTGTTGGGCAGGACCAATAACTGTAATAGCACCACCTTCTGCTGCAGTACCATCGTGGGTGTGTCCTGATGATGAATTAAATGCAGATTCAATGGCATCGTATTCACCGTCAAAGTCAGCAGCGTTAATAACGTTACCATCAGCAATGTTATTTGCTGTATCGTTCCTGGTGTAGCCTGTTCCCATGTTTTTACCTTCTCGTGTTTGTAGCGTATTCTAGTGTTATAGCGTCTAAAGAAAATGGTGGATCTACACTGTCTGAGGTGTACTGTAAAGATACAACAAAAGCTGACCCTATAATTTGTGTTTCAAACAGTGTCTTTAGTTTAGAGCTATACACCGCTGTTGATCCAAATGTAGCTGCACCCATAAATGCAACTGTTCCTGTAGCGTTATTAAAGTCTATTTGTGTTGGTTGAACACTATTCTTTTGGTCAAAGTCTAACTTTAAACTTACATCAAAAGATACACTACCTTGTGGGTCTGTGTATAAAAACATTTTGTAGAATGTCTTACGTACCCTTGGATCATTAATTGGCATATAAGGTGTAGCAAAGGTTGTTTGGATATTACTACCACCAAAACTGTTACCTTCTTCCATTTGATAAAGATAACCATCATTATTAGCAAACACAATTGTCTCTGAGTTTTGATAAAACCTACTGTCTGCTACGTATGCTCTTATTCCTCTTATGTCTGCCCATGCCATTCCCTCTCCACCTTGACCTGCCATCTGTGTGCCAAGTATACCTTGTGCGTTAGCCTGAGCAATATTATTATTATAACCTAGTATTCTGTACTGTGACTTATTACGAATAACTACACTAGTAAAAGATGTATTAGCTGTAATAAAGTCTGTTACTTCTTTCTGTATTGTTTTAGATACAACACCTAATCCAAAATCACCAAGTCTATCTGTTGCGCTTAGAAGTCTTAGGCCATCTGGACCAAGGAACATTACGTCACCACCAACTTCTTGTATTGTGTCTTTATCTACACAACCTATGTCTATTGTTACTGGTTGTAAGTTAAAGTCACCTATAGTATTTCCTACTAATTGAAATATAGATGCCTCAGTAAAGATAATGAGTTGTTGTCTAAATACTATTAGACCAGTGATGTTTGCTCCTATAGATATTGTACCAGAACCATTGGCTGCTGTAAAGTCAGTATCTGTAAAAGGTGCAGTAAATGTTAATAGATTATTCTTTCCAAAGAACAACTGATTCTTAAAACTTACTACAAACTCTGCTGCAGATACGTCTGTAGGTGCATCGTTAAGTGCTGTAAATAAAGAGCCGTTATACAAAGCAGGAACGTTAATACCATCAACAATGGCTATTTTTTCTGATCCTGTATAGTTATACCTAGAAAATCTAGTTTTACCAGCATTTTCTCTTGACGTACTTAAAAAAGTTATAGCAGCATTATCTGCTGGTGAACTAGCTAGAGCAGGGTCAATAGCTAAATTAGCCTCACCTGAATCATTAACTGTTGGTGTCGCAGTTACAGTATATATCTTATCTATACCTGCAACTTTAAATACATCACCTAGTTGTGGTGTAGAAGTTAAACCATCAACAGCTAGAGTAGTACCAGTCTGTGATCCAGCGTTTACAAGTACTGTTCCGTATACAGGTACATTTACAAGAGAATATCCAGTACCAGATGTCTTAAGTAAGCTTTCATTTTTACCTACAATAACTGAGTCAAGAAATACACCACATCCTACTGCAAGATAATCTCTGGCTGTGCTTGTAAACTCTACAGTATCTCCATTAGCAGGTGAAGCTGTAAGAGCAGGTGATATAGCTACTGTTGCTCTATTATCATCATCATCAAATGTTACACTGCCACCAACAGTGTACTCTGTTTTAAAAGATAATCCGGTATCATCTGCAAGAACTAGTGATAAAGTATCAGCAGCACTACCTATTGTAACATTTGGTGACGAAAAAGCTTGTACTGTTGTACCTCTTGGTATACCATTACCAACAATTTCCATACCTGTTTGTATAGTTCCTACTACACCGTCTACTGCAAAGGAAGTAGTTTTAAAAGTAAACTGTAATGATAAGTTATCTGCTACAGTTATATTGCTAGATAACACTACAGTAAAATTACCAGTTGCCCCTGTTGTAACACTAGATACTGTAATATTACTTCCAATACCTACACCTGTTATAGTCTGACCTTTTGCTATAGTTCCTGAAGCAACGGTGTCTACAACAATAGTGTTACTGGCTGTTACTGCACCATTAACAAGGGCAGTTGGCCCATTTGCAGAAGCAATACTAGATGCACCATTTATATTTGCGGTAACATGTACTAGTTTAAACTTGTCGTTTTGTTCTGGTGTTTGCCTAATGTTTGCAATATTTAAACTTGTACCAGTTTGACTTGCACCATGTACGACAGGTATTCCGTATGGTGGTATTATATCTAAATCGTACTTATCATAACCTAGTATTCTTTTATATCCACCTTCAACAGATGGTTCGAAGTTTCTTAGTATTCTTGCAGACCCGGGCATTTCCATGCCTTGCTGCAAAGGACTCATGTTACTTATAAGCCCACCACTAAACTTAATGGGATATGTTTGACGATTTGTAGGCATTTATTAGTTGACCTGAATAGCAGTAGCAGCTGTATTTCTGTTTACAATAGTAGATCTAAGATAGTCATAACGGTTAATATACAGTCCTCTCATTTGTTTTATTTCAGTTTCAAACTTTGTCTGCATAAGCATAGACTCTTGTGACTCACCCCTAAACATATAAGCAAAGTGCATTGCACCATTTACAATAACATGTCTGAATTGTTCTGGTACTGTAGGCACATCAGTGTTATTAATTAAATCAACAGGTAATCTGTAGTATTCATAAACTAGCTCATATGCTTTATCTGGTGGAGCTATTATACCAAATCCATCATCTGGAGTTCTAAAAACAAACTCTGGTAAAGCACGTATACTAGTTGAAGTATTATATTCGTAGTCAGAATACTTTTCTAAATATTCCTCGTAAGATAATAAACGAAGTTTTTTAGTTTCGTTTCCTAGTGTGTCATTTCGTTTAATACGAAAACTGTCAAAGTCTATTGTTTTAGAATCGGTAGGAGATGCATACCTTACTAAACCTGCAGTTAATGTTTCAGTTTCTTCTACGTGGTTAAAAGGCCATTCGTATTCATGTTGATTGATAAAACGAATAGATGAATTAACTGCATCTTTAATCATTGAATACTCACCAGTAGCTGTAGCAAAGTTAGTTGATGTAAGTTCAACTTCATTAAGTCTACGGTTTATGTCATTTACAATTCCAATATAATCATAAGCCATCTTAACGTTCCTTTAATCGAAGTTTAATACTACGTTCTGCAGTGCTTCCTGTGTCATCCGTCATCTGGCAAAAGAAAGTATACTCTACATTGTTTGATCCACCAGATATATTTATTGTTGCAACAGTATTAGTGTTTGTTTGAGATACGTTTTGTATTGTGTCGGTAACTGCACTGCTAGAAGCAGAGGTAAGATTAGCCCCTGCATTTAGTTGTGTTTTTACATTATAAGTATTAGACTTAACAAACCATATTACTGAGTTAATTGTAGCTGTGTCAAGAAATCGTGACCAATCTACACTGTAATCTAATGTTTCATCTGGGTCTTTACTAGGCCAACGAAAACTCATTTATTAATCCTCATTTGCGTAGACAACACGATCTGCTGATCTAGGCTTTCTTTTTATAAATACAAATCTATTTTGCTTTTCTACTGTTACTGTCCTGTCTTTAGAACTGGTAGTAGTTTGTGCGTCTATAAAAACTAATCTGTTTTGTGGTCTTACTAATACAGTTCTTTCTGCGATGGAGGTAGGCATTATGCAACCCTCGGTAGTAAGACAGTTCTTCTTTTATTATATCTATGTTTAACTGCTTCATAGTCAAACTGTATTGATGCTACATTAGCTGTTGGTAAGTTTACTACAGCAGAAGCAGATGCACTTGCTAATTTTTCAGTAACCCCTACGTTTATGCTACCAATAGATACTGTTGCAGCTACACTTTGTAGTCCTTCGTCTACTACTGGTTCTGGTGCAGTTATCGAACCAGTTAATTCTAGTCCTGTAATTGGTGGTGTAGCAGTTGCGCTAGTAGTTACTGCACGAGCACCAGATGTACCAACTACTGTTCCTAGTGTTTTAGATACATTAGGTTTACTTGTACCTATTGTAAATGTAGCTGTTACATTTTGT